CAGCCAGGTTGAAGAGGGGCCGAGCGTGTATGAAAGCCGTCCCAGCGTAATCGTATTTTAACGGAGGAATTATGCAACAATTGCCCAATAAAAAGTACATGCGGCCCGATGAGGTGGCGGATTATTTCAATATATCACGCTCTACCATCTACCTTTGGTGCGACCATGGCAAACTGGACGGGTTTAAGCCATCCGGCGGCGTGCTGCGCGTCACCGTCGAGTCGGTCCGCCGCCTTGAAGAGGAGGGGTTGCTCCGCCCTGTAGAATAAAAGTCATTCCTTACATATCGCACACCACTCGTTAGCCTGCCTTATAATTCCCTGCCATAATTGCGCAAAATCGACCATCCTGCGCAGGGGGTTTGCAGTTGCTTATTTCGCACAGATACATACTTGATCAAGAGGCCCGTACATGATCCGAAACGGCCTTTTTTCTATTTTCCGGGCAATTATCTCGGCCATGCCGGACGTGCTGTTTCTCGTCGGGATAGGCCTGCTCTGGTACGGGCTTTGGCTCCACGAGCCGTGGATTAGCTTCGCGGTGACGGGCGCGCTACTGTCAATCGGTGCGCTGATTTCTAAGAGGGGTAGCGCATGAGCATAGTCAACGCGATAGCAAGGGGCATTTTTAAGCCAAAAGCGCTAAGTGTAACCGAAGAAAAGGCATGGTTCCCGTCTCTGTGGAACCTGATCGGGGGGCGAACTGACTCCGGCGTATCCGTAACGGAGCACAGCGCTTTGACGTTTTCCGCTGTATACTGCGCCATAAACCTGATCGCCGGGACAATCGGCACGCTTCCGTTGCATCTATACCGTCGGCATGGCAAGCGCAATGTCCCGGCCACGGACATGAACCTATACCGCCTGATGCACGATGAGGCAAACCCCTACATGACGGCGGCGGATCTCCGGGAAACTATGACGGCGCATGTGTTGGCGTGGGGCAATGGGTATGCGGAAATCGTTCGCAATCGCGTTGGCCAGGTTGTTCAGTTGTGGCCGATTCCTCCGGACCGGGTGTCGCTCAAAATGAAAAATGCTCGCGTGGCCAGGTTGTTCAGTTGTGGCCGATTCCTCCGGACCGGGTGTCGCTCAAAATGAAAGACGCTCGCGTGGTTTATGAGATCACCGTGGACGGCGAAACGGTTGAGCTTGATCGGGACAAGGTGTTGCATCTGCACGGTTTGGGTTTCGACGGATTTCAAGGCTACTCCATTATTCGGATGGCAAGGCAGTCCATCGGACTCGGGCTTGCCATGGAGGAGTTCGGGGCGCGGTTTTTCGGAAACGGCACCCACCCTGGCGTCGTTGTGGAGCATCCCGGCAAGCTGTCCGAGCAGGCACACAATAACCTCAAAAACGACTTGACGCAAAAACACTCCGGACTGGGCAAGTCTCACCGCATGATGCTCCTTGAAGAGGGGATGAAGCTGCAAAACATCGGCATCCCGCCGGAGGACGCGCAATTTTTAGAGTCAAGACAGCACCAGATACCTGAAATCGCCCGGTGGTTCAACCTGCCACCGCATAAGCTCCGGGATTTGACCCGCGCCAGCTTCAACAACATCGAGTCCGAGCAAATCAGTTTTGTTGTGGATTCTATCCTGCCGTGGCTGGTTCGTTTCGAGCAAGCGTACAAGATGCAACTGCTCAGGTCATCGGAGAAGAAGAATGACACGCTGTATTTCAAGCACAACGTGGACGGGCACCTTCGGGGCGACGCGGCATCCAGGGGGGCATTTTACCGGGAAATGTGGAACATCGGCGCATATTCCATCAACGATATTCGTGAAAAAGAAGATGATGACCCGATAGATGGCGGCGACCAGCACTTTGTGCCAATGAATATGGTGCCGCTCGACCGGGCGCTAAAAGACAACGGAGGAACTGACAATGAGGCCAGTAACCAAACACCGGCGGGCGGCGCATCCGCAGGCAAGAAGCTACCGCGTGGAAAACAAGGCCGGAAGTGAAGCCACGGTCTATTTGTACGACTATATCGACTGGCTTGGCGTGACTGCCGAGGCGTTCGTCAAGGATTTAAACGGGATCGACGCGGACACAATCCATCTACGCGTCAATTCGCCCGGTGGCAGCGTGTTTGATGCGCGGGCCATTTATACCGCGCTGAAACAGCACAAGGCCAAAGTCGTGGCTCACATCGACGGCATCGCGGCATCAGCTGCCAGCTTTATCGTGCTGGCCGCAGATGAGGTGGAAATTGTCGATGGAGGGTTTTTTATGATCCATAACGCCATGAATCTCGTTGACATTATAGGCTATTTTAACACCTCAGACCACGATCAACTATCGGCAGATCTTGATAAGAGCAAGCAAATGCTGGCGAAGGTAGATGAGTCGTTGGTCAATGACTATGCGAAAAAGACTGGGCTGGGCAAAGGCGAGATCCGGTCCATGATGGAGGCCGAGACGTGGCTTGATGCTGGGGAGGCGGTTGAAAAGGGCTTTGCGGACCGCGTGTATGACGGCGAGGTAGTGGATGGTCGGTATGACCTGTCTATGTTCGCCAATGCGCCCGATGCGCCCGGCAAAAAGCACCAAAATGAACCTACGGAAAGAGAGCTTGAGCAAGCCCTGCGGGATGCAGGTCTGTCTCGGGCCAAGGCCAAGGCGATCATCGCCTGTGGCATAAAAGCGACGGCTGAGGATCAGCGGGATGCTGACACTCAACAGCCCCAGCGGGACGCTGGCGAGGGGTCGCGGGGATACAGAAACGACATGATACTTGCAAAGGCTGAAAATTATTGAACTAACTACTGAAATGGAAGGAAATACACAATGAAAACCATTACGCAGTACCGGGACGATATCTCCAAGATGCTCAAAAAGGCGGAAGATATCGACACCAAGGCGATCTCTGAAAGTAGAGATTTGACGGAGGGAGAGCTGGCGCTCAAGAACGAGCTGCTGGATTCGATTGAAGAAACGGAAAAGATCGTGGCGACCATGGAGCGACAGGAGCGGGTAAAAAAGCACCTGGAAGACCCGCCCGAAGCCGCGACGAGGCCCAAGCCGCGCAAGGCAGACCCTGATATTGAGATGCCGGAGGACTCCCGTGCAAAAGACAGGTTCGCGTCTTTCGGCCAGCAGATGGCCGCTGTGATGCGGGCCGGCGTTCCGGGCGGGCATGTAGATCCTCGGCTGTTCAATACACAAGGATCGACCGGGTTGAGCGAGTCTGTGCCGTCAGACGGCGGATTTCTTGTTCAGACCGATTTTGCAAACCAACTGCTCCAGGATACATTCGAGACCGGACTGCTTGCCTCCCGGTGTCGTGAAATCCAGATTTCCGGCAACTCCAACGCCACCACCATCAACGGCGTGGATGAGTCCAGCCGTGCGGACGGCAGCCGGCAGGGTGGAATCCAGGCATACTGGGCGGACGAGGCAGAGGAAAAAACCAAGAGCAAGCCCAAGTTCAGGCAGATTGAGTTGAAGCTCAAGAAACTGGTTGGTCTCTGTTACGCGACTGATGAAATGCTCGACGATGCCAGTCAGCTTGAGGGTATTATCCGTAACGGCTTTACCTCCGAGTTTGGGTTTTCGCTTGACAACGCCATTCTGCGAGGCACTGGCTCCGGCCAGCCCCTCGGCGTACTGAATAGCAGCAGCCTCGTGACCCAGGCGAAAGAATCCGGCCAGGCAGCCGACACGGTGGTGGCTGAAAACGTGATCAATATGTGGTCAAGGTTGTTTGCGCCGTCCCGAGCCAATGCGGTCTGGCTGATTAACCAGGAAATCGAGCCGCAACTTCAGACCATGATGGTTACCAAGACGCATGGCACCGACGGCATCACTGGCCAGCTTATTTATATGCCTCCCGGCGGGATCTCTGGGTCGCCCTATGGAACCCTGTATGGCCGCCCGGTCGTTCCGGTCGAGCAGTGCTCCGCAATAGGCGATAAGGGAGATATTGTGCTGGGCGACTTCAGCAATGGATACGTTCTGGCTCGAAAAGGCGGCATGGAGGCAGCAATGTCTATTCATGTGCGTTTCATCTACGACGAAAGCGTGTTCCGTTTTGTTCTCCGGGTGGACGGCCAGCCTGTTCGCTCCAAGCCCCTTACGCCGTACAAGGGAAGCAACACCCTGAGCCACTTTGTCACCCTGGCGCAGCGTGACTAACAACGAAACCCGGCCCTCTTAACCGGGGGCCGCTACCATTGGAGGTATATCATGGAACTGAACGAAATGATGAAAATCGTGCCGTTGATTGAGCCGGCAGACCACGGCGCGGGACTTCTCACCCCGTCAGGGTTCAACATGGCCGATGCCCATCACGCGACCATCGTCTTGCTGTGGGGCGCGAAGACTGGCGACGCCG